CACTCAGCTACTAACTCAGCCGCGCCGTTACCCGTTGCTTTTTTCTCCCACTCATCGCGCTGCTTTTCGTATTCGGTCTTTGCGCGTTCGGCTGCGTTGCGAATTACATCTAAGCTCTTTTGCTCTTTAAAATCGTCTTCGGTTAACGTAACGCCAAAAGGCTCGAAGGCGCGTTTAACTACGTTAGCGATAGAGCCGTTAAGTTTACCCAGCGTTGCGGCGTGTTCTTTTTGGTCTATCCAATTTTGCTGAAATTTCTCCTTCGCTGTTTCGAGGTTTTCGGCTTCGTCGAGGTTTAGGAATTTCACTAACTCCAACGCTTCCTCTGGTTTCATTGCCATAAATTATAGGGGTTTCAATTTGTTTTAGTTTCAATTCACGTGCGCCCCTGTTTAATAGGTTCGAGGCTACAACGTCGGACGCGTGTATTATTTTACCATCTATTAGCAGTAAATATTTCATGCAGCACAAAGATAGTTAATTGAAATTGCAAAACAAAAAAGGTCTTTAATCAATAAACCCTTCAGCCCTTGCGCGTGCCTTAACGGTTTCGGGTACTTTTGACGCTGGCACGGGTACTAAAGAATGCCTACACTCCCAACCCCCGCGATTAACAAATATTGTTCTTTCGTCGGTGTTATCTATTCGACCCGCCCACGTACCTTTTTTAATATCATTAATGCCGCCGCTATTTTCACCGCGCCCCCACGCTTCTATTTCTTTTCTGTGGAATATTTCACCTTGCCTATGTTCGCAAAACGGACGCGTTGTAGGTATTTCACCGCCTAAATATTGAAACCATTGTATACCGAGTTGCTCGTTAATAGCAGCCGAATAGCTGCTATCTGCAATAGCTTGAGCGGTACTGGCTACCGTTCTAACGTTCTTTAATAATTTGCCGTCGATTTCTTTCGTTCCTATTATCGTTTGGCTTAATGCTTTGACAGCATCCCGAAGCGGTGCGCGTGCGGCTACGTTTGCCGTTAAAACCTCTAAAAATGGCTGCGATACAACTTCCCTTAATCCACTACCGAAAAAACTATTTATAGCGTTCTGTTTACTTATTTGAACTAACCGCCGCTGTGCTTCGGTAGGCTCAAACCCCGCCTCAAACTTTTGCGCTATCTCGGTAGATAGGTTTACACCCGCTTCGATTTGCGAAAGGAATTTTGAAACCGCCTCTTTATATTCGCCGCCCGCTAAAACTTTATTTAGTTCGTCGGCTATTAATCCGATTCGGTTAATGTTAGCATCGCTTTGAATTATGTTACCCGTACTATCTACGTCCATATCGCGAAGCAACGGCTCGACGGTACGCCACGCATCGAGCTGCGCACGTTCGGCGCTCGTAGCCATGTCTTTCGGTATCTGTTCAAATAACCGAATTTTCTTTTTTATCAGTTCGTCAAGCGATGCCATTTAATAAGTCGCGTTGGGCTTGCTGAATAGGGTCTAATTGTACGCGCACCTTTTCGGCTGCAATATTACGCAATGCTACGACTTGTTCCTGTAAAGGTAAGTCGGTAAACTTCGGCGCGTCTTCGGTTGGTATGTAGTTACGAATTAACTCCATTACTAACTGCGGGGCGCTAAAGTGTAAAACGTCCTGCCACTTTTCAACCGTGCCATTCGCCACCCTTGCAGCTATATCAGCGCTGCTCATAAGTAACAATTCGTCCGAGTGAATAATCAAATCGTAAATAGCGCTCGTTTCTTCGTCGGTATAGTGGATTGCCTTAATGTAATTGTAAACGTTGCTAAACGTAACCGAAGGCGGTACGCCCGCCGTTATGCCTTCGCCTATAACAGCTAAATAATCGCTCGGTGTACTTATATCGAAGGTCGTAGGATAAACCAACGTAACGCCCCCGAATAAGTCGCCGTAACGCATTTTCCCAGTCGTTACAAGTATAAACTCATACAGGCTAAATAACTGGTCTGAAATAGGCTTTAAAAAGGCGTATAGACTACGCATCTTATTTAGGCTACCTGTAGCCGTTACACCTTCGCCAACGCCTACCGCACTATCGCTACTTGGTAGGTGCAAAATGGAACGCGCTTTTTTCATTTGTGCATCTATTTCGACGCGCAAAAAGTTGAGCGTATCCATAGGCGGCGAAACGAACTTTAAGTATTCACCACTTATACCGCTATCGCCCTCGCTTACCGAGGTCTTAGGCTTAATCAATAGCATACCCGTAGGGCTAAAACGCGACTTCAAACCGCCACCGCTACACGAAGGGCAGGTACGATAGCCGCCGTTTATAGGGTCGAATATTTGACCGTCTACGCATTTGTTACCTTCGCGGTCGTGAAAGTCGCAAACCTCACCTAGCGCCACCATAAACGGAAATGCGCTCGTTGCTTTACTTATTTGTAAATAACTTTCATCTAATACCACTTGGTCGAGAAAAGGAACGGCGGTAATAAACGGCGATTGAAAGCATATTTCACCGTTAATCAGTTGCGGCATCCCTTGTAACTTATGGCATGGAACGTACCCGAGGTTATGAGCAAAGTAAAGCACAGGTTCGCTAAATTCCATTTCGGACTTTTTACCCGTTTGGTAAATCTTCCAAATATTCATGTTATCGTATAGCTCTAAAACGATACCGCTTTTCTCTATTTTTGAGCCGTTCTTTACGCTGCTATAATCGTCGGTAATAACCAAATAATACTCTCCGAACTTTTGCCCTACAATCGATTTACATGAATAGTAATGCGGCATCGGTTTCAATAGGTCGTTACTAATTACTTCGCTATCATCATCCTCGCTTAAAACCGTTTCCACGTCATCGGGTTCGATTGCAATAATACCGTTCGGGTCTACGAGCTTTAACGTTGGCAGCATCGTTTTAACGAACGCCTCTACGCTTCCGAATTTTTCTATTTCCTCGTTAACGAACCTTTGAAACGTATCGTCGCCAAAACGTTCGTCGGCTTCAGGGAAATATTTAATACTCCAATTTTGGTCTGCGAACGCACGGCTAACCGTAGATTTAAAATCTTCGAAAACGCTTAACGTCGTAGGCTTATAATTCGCCTTTATGTATTGCGCCTGCACGTCGGTTTGATTCGGGGCGCGCACGCTTAACAAATGTTCAGGGTAAACGTCGGGGCGTGTATGCGGTAAAATAGAATCGTACATCTTCGCCGCGTAGTTATACCCGTCCCAGTATTCAGGGTACTGGCTTACGCCGTTGCGCTGTTTAGTAACAGGGTTTAGCGGTGTGCTTCTATTCGCCTCTGCCCAGCCCTTAAACTTAACAGCAAAGCGATTAACGACCTTGTTTATTTCCTCGGTAGATAGTGCCATTATGCGACGGCTTTTGATGTTGGGTTAACGATTACGTGCGACCCGCACGACTTAGAACGGCAGTATGTAGGTTTCATAATTTCTGCAATATTGATAAGCCACGCCCCTCGGAGGTGTTGAGCGTAACAACGTTATACTTATAATGATTAACGTAGCGCATTAATTCCGCAACGTCTGGTATGTGTAGCGTATCATGGTAAGCAATAACGCCTCCCTTTGCGATTACGCGCTCAATCTCTTTAAACTCGGGTAAAATATTAGCCCAACTATGGTCGCCGTCAACAAAGATAAAATCGAAATGCTCACGAGGCATACCTTTAATAACCTTAATAGATTCGCCTAAAATGAAATCCACAGCTACACCGCCACGTTCTAACTTATGCTTGCGATGGTCGTTAATATCGATGCCAGCATAGTAACCGCCTTGCGGCAAAGCCTCAATCATTTTAACCGAGGTTTCGCCCTCGAATACACCAATTTCTAAAACGGCTTTAGCACCTTGCATCTTAATTAACGAACCGATAAACTCACATACATCGGGTTCACTATTCCAACCGTGGCGCGGCGTTTCACTAAAGGTTTCGGTTGTTACTAAAACCTTTTCGGGTAGCGGCTCAAGGGCGTAAACGTAATCCGTTTTAATCGCCTTTTCTTTTTTAGCTTTTGGCTCGGTTGCCTTTTTACTTTTTGTTCCCTGCATATTTGTTCGAGGTAATTCGATTTATAAAATGTATGTGCTGTTTGCCCGCATCGGCAAACCATTTTTTCAAAAGTCTATCGAGCCACTCAACATAAAACAACGGGGTAAAACCTTGCCCGCCGTAATATGATTGTAAATAGAATCGTTCGGTTATTTGTTCGAATGTTAAGCGGCGTTGCATCGCAAAATGAATATACCCGTTTTCGCTTCCGTCGGTTTGACCTACTGAAATAATCGCAGGGTCTAAGCCTAATTTGGCTAACGCTACATTCATGTAAAGTTCGTCGGGTTGCCCGCCGCCCCATTTCATACGTAGCTTTTGAATTGGTAGCTGATTGTTTTCGTAATAGTCTTTAGCTATTATGTAAATCTTTTCGGCTTCAATTCCTTTACGAATGTATTGAATCGAGCTATTAATTGCGGGTAAAACCGCCGTATCGCTTAATTCGAAATGCTGCCATATATCGTCAGCCCAAGCCCACTGCATAGAAGGTATTGCGCGCCCTTGCTGTATGGTATGATAGCCGACCGTATGGCTTATGTAATCTTTACCCGCGTTGATTAATTCGTTAATCATCGGCTCAATATCTTTGAGCGCAACGGCATCAACGTCGAGGTAAATGTTATGTTCAAAAGGTAGGTATTCGTAAAGATTAACCTTTAGCTTACCGGGGTCTAACTTGCCGCCCGTCGATAGGTGTTCAGGTTTAATCTCATTAATTGAATCGACGAAATCCGCAAGCCCGTGAGCGTACCCATAGCACTTACTTCTATCGTCAACGTAAAGGGCAATTTTAAGCCTGCTATTGAATCGCTTAATACTAAACGCTAAATTATAAGCCGCGCCGTAATAGTGCGGTTTACCAAACGCAAAAAGCACCACCCCGATATTACTCGGGGCGTGCTTCTCTTGGTCTAACGAGTTAGTTAAAGATTCCCGCTGGTGCATCATACTGAGTTGGAATATCTTTATCGCGCCATGAAAAGGTTACCTCGTAGCGCTGTAATTCATTATTCTGCTCAGGCAAAATAAAGTTAGCGCTCGTTGTAATACCTACGGGCGGGTCGATAAAAATAATCTTACCGCTGTCGCACATATAAGCCATAATCCAACCAACGCGACGGTTATTAACGTCGTTCCAAAATAGGTTATTTTCGTCGGTTACATTTGCATCGTATAACGTGGCGGTACGGTCTTCATTAATGCGGATAGGTGTACCACATCCAATCGGGCTATCTACCGTTACGGGCGAACCTGCTGGCAATGCAAAACGAATATCTTCGATTATACGGGCTTCACCGCTCGCTAATAGCGCAGCAATTTCTACCGCGTCCGACGGGTCGGCTACGGTTACATTACAAGCGCCAACGATTACCGCTGAAACACCGCCGAGCTTATACTCGTTGCAGTCCACCAAATTATGTTCGAGTAACGACGAATCGCAATAGGAAACGCATCCCATAATTTAAAAGGTGTTTATTGTTTTACCTTCGGTTCGATAGGTCGAAAGGTTGACACCTAAAAAAGGATTGCTCAAATGTTCCCCAAATTTACAAATTATTCTTGATATAAATTAATCAAGTCTTGAGTTGTTATTCGTTCGTTATCCTGCGTTAATATAAACGGCTCATCGACGTTATCTAATATCGAAGGTAGGCAATCAGCATCCACGCCAACACAAACCGTCTTACGCACCTTATCGCGCTTGTTATATAGGTCGATTGTTAACGCGCCTAAATCGTCGGCGTTATCGTATTCGATAGTTGGAAATTCGTTATCTGCTGGGAAAACCGTATCGCCGTTTATGTAACAATTATCGAAATAGAAAACAATGGATAGGAAATCTAAAACGTATTCGGGCAACCGTCCGAAATAATAACTTAGTTTCTTTTTGCGGTCTACGAACGAAGCCTGCCAACGCCCCGAAGCATATCTAAATAAATCGGTATCGGTGTCGTATTGCGGTTGGAAGCGTCGCCCCTCTAATCTAATACCGGGTAAAAACGACGTACCGTAAAAGCCTAAGCCGAATTGATTTTCGCCGTTGCACCCTTCTATTTTAAAGAATCGGCAATCGTCGCTATAATCGCCTATTTGAATTACGTCGCTGTACTTATCGTAGGAAGCCCAGTTTTTATCAGCTCGAACCGTTACCCTTTTAACAGTTATTTCTCCATCGAGCGACGCTCCTAATTGCGCACCAACTAAGCTTATGAATCCTGTTGAGGTTGGGTTTACTATAAAATTATATGTGCCTGCGGATGTTATAAATGAATCGTAACCAATACCGTCAACGGCAAACCTTAATCGCGCATTGCTAATTGAATCTACAACTATTGTAATATAATAGTCTTTGTCCTCGCATAGCTCAGTAACGCTTTCAAGTGATGCCGAATTGCCTAAAGCGGTTAAATCGATTTGCGCCTCACCGTTTCCAACGTTCCAATTATCCGAACCCGTTACGGGTGTAGATGTCCAGCCAATAGGTACACGCGGGGCGCTATTAAAGTAAGGGTTGTAAATAAAATATTGCCCGCAAGTGTTCTCACAATAGTCCGCAATAGCCAAACGATAGCAACCCGAATCAATTGTATAGCCCGAGAGGTCTATGCCCGCTGTTAAATATTGTTGGTTCGTGGTTATTACAGGGTCTAATACTTGAACTACGCTTAACGTTTCGGCATCCACTAAGCCAGCGAATAAAGCCCCGTTAGGTACTGCGATAACGTTACCAATTGTAAACGAGCCTTCGAACAAAGGCGAGCCGCCACCGAATACAATAGCTATTAAATTATTGGTTAGGTTTGAGGTTCTTAAATGTATCGTATGGGTGCCGGGCGTGGTTATCGATTGAAACCCACCGAACCCAATACCAACGTTTAACACGCCTGTTATATCTGTTACGGTTATCGTAATTAAAAAATCTTGTACCACATCGAACCGTGTATAGTTAGCAATATAACCGCCGCTTCCCGTGCTTGTAATAGTCGAACCCGATTTAGTCCAATTCGGTATTAATATTTCCGAATCAAACTCAGCGTAGCCGCATTGCCCAGCTTCGAGCTGCCAGAACAGTTGGTCGTTAAAATCGGCTAACTGCGCGAATTGATTGTTACAACCTTCGCACGCTTCAGGTAATACGCTGTTAAATAATATCGGTTGGTTTGGTATCGATGTGTAACTCATGGCAAAAGTTTATTTGAACGTAGTTCGAATTGCGCACCCTTGCGCATTACTGATTCTATTTGTAGGTTCTTAATGTAGGTAGGTTGAACGGCTAACGCATCGTCTTTACGCCCGAGTAAAATAGGCTTCGATGTTTCGGTCGTTATCGCGTTAATTTCTGCCATGCTTAACGGGCGTTTAAACTTATATAAATAGGCTTGTACGTCGTTAATATCTACGGGCTGTAAATCGGGGCTTTGAAAATTGAAGCCTTGCCCCGAGAATATTGTAGCGTTTGCAAATCCCGAAAGGATACGCATAAACATCGGGCCAACGGTTGACGACCCTGTAACATCAGTATAAATCCTTTCGCCTTGATTGCAATAAAACGTAGCGCTCGCAGTAACCAATATGTTTACGTCATTCGTTACGGGCGTGCCGTTTACAACTTGTATAGGCTCAGAGCCATCAGGCTGGTATCTTAATATTTGAGCCATTAACGTTCTATCACCTGCGACGCCCGAAGTTTGGTCGCAGAAAAATTTAACATCGAACGAATAAATACCGCTAAATGGTATTCGATAAAATTGCCCGTTTAGGTTATTTCCAGCGTCTACTAACTCGTTATTCCAATCGGGAAAAACACCGTTATATTCTTGAAATGAGGTTGAGGTACTATTTATAATCTCCCAGTCTTGCACGGGTGTAACGAGTACCGTAGCCCCGAAAGGCGTTAAGGTTTGGTCAAAGGCATTAAAGAAACCTTGCAGGGAATTAGGATAGCCATTAAGCCAATTAGCAGAAACCCCCGAGTTCGCAAAATTAAGGTTGTAAAATGGAATCGTTAAGCCCGGTAAATTATATACTCGCGCGCTAAATGAATTAGGCGCGAATCGGCTTCTATAATCGCTTTGAATTATGATAGGTGTTAATTCGTGGTCTTCACTATTGTACCGCAGTATGTCCTCTATAACGTTATGGTCAAATATTACGTCGCTCGTTTTTAGATTAAGCACGTTCGAGGTATTACATTCTCCAACAAACCCAAACGACTCATCGCGAAACCCTAAAAATTGCGGCTGTGGAAATAAACAATAACCCTCGCCTCCGTTGCATTCATTCGGGAATAAATAAGGGTTCGAACCAAAGTTAACCGAAGCATATAAGCGGTTAACGTCAAACTTCATTTCAATATCGGGCTGGTCGTATAGATTAACCGACGGCGTAGATTGCTGAAAGTAGCTAACGGGTTCGATGCGTAACAACGGGCGACCGTTCGCTTGCCTTTCGAAACCCATACCTAAGTTTAACTTTTGCTTCAGCACTAAATAAAGCTGTTCGAACGTGGCGAACATTTCAATATCGGTACGGGTACGCAATACGTTACCATGTGTATAAACTGGAATATCGTTTGTCGGGTCTGAATAGGCAAATAGGTTAGAATCGAAATCTATTAACCCGTCGCTCATGCACGCTACCAAATGAGCAAAAACATCATAAACGCCGTAGCCATAACTAAAATTTGAATACCACGTACCCATTGCAGGGTCGAATATATCTAACCTTCTAATCGTTGGCGGTGTTATCTCCGTGCCGTTTTTTGATGTTGTTAGGCGTAGCGAAAACGGTATGCTCTTATTGTTGTTTATTTTGGTGCTAAATGTTTCGTCATACATCTTCGTTTTAACCTGACATCGGTCTAAAACAAAGTTGCATTCGGTAACAATTATATACCCATCCACTAAACGCTCCCAAACGCCACTCGAACTACATAAGTACTGAACCGATACGCGCACTAACTCACAATAGCCCGACGTTGCTAACTTATCGTACAAATACCCGAATACATCGCCGCCAAAGATTAATTCGTTATCAAACGAAACAACCCGCGCCCCTATCGCATCGTCCTCGGTTATATTAATCCCGAAATCTTCGGGGTTTAAAGGTTGCCCTCTATCGAGGTTATCGATTAAAAACTTTAATTCAGATGCCATGCGTAACGCGAATCGTTGCCATTAATATTTATAACCGTATTATTGCGCTTTAAGTCGCGCCTCATGCCTTTTATTTCACGTTCCATACCTTTGCTGTTTAATGAAGCATTGACGTTAATAGAGCGCTCCTTTTTGCCCATGTAGTAATTTAATGCAGGGCGAACGTAACGCTCATCGATTAAACGTTTAAACGCTGCGCTCGATGTGTTCAAAGCATCCAATTCGCTACGGTGGCGGCTTACTGCATTGCGATTAACCACAAATTCACCGCGCTCAGCTTCGATAATCGTACCGCCCGCCTCGTGGCTCTTACCACCTACCATACCGCCTCGTTTGTATTTCGGTAATGGTTTAGCTAAAACAATACCCGCTTCAATTAAACCCTGTGCGATTGCAAAGGCGCTAAAAGGTAAACCGAAGGTTGTAGGGCTTGCGGCAATAGATTTAGAAACAGCTATTGATGTGTTTAAAGCGATTTCAAATAATGCAGTTGCGCGGTCTAATTTAGCTTGCTTAATCTTTTCAGCGGCTATCTTACGGCTCGTTCTTAATTCGTTTGCTTCGCGTTGGCGTTGCTTATCGTATTCACTTTGCGACGAACTATTAATAGCGTCGAGTTCGGCTTTTGATTGAGCGTTAATTTGCTCTATACGTGCCTGCGATTGTTCTTTATAAATATTAAGTATGCCAGTAATAATTTCGCCAGTTTGCTGAGCTATTTGTAATATTTCTTCTAATTCAGCTTCGCGGTCTTTTTTACGCTGTTCGGCGTTCTTTTCTCTAAACTCTTTTTTCTTATTGAATATATCCAACTCGGCTGCGTTTACAATTGCCGCCCGTTCGCTTTCACCTGCCTTTGTTATTTCGGCTTCGAGTATTGAACCCTCTTTAACACCTTGCAAACTTTGACGCTGTGCTAATTCGGATGCTTGTATTTGCGCTATTGCCCTTTGTTGGATTAATTCAATTTCGGCATCGTTAACGTCCTCGGCTGTTGCTAATCCTTGTTGATTTAATAATTGGATTTTACTAAATGCCGCCTCGGCTGCGTTAACTCGATTGCCTGCTAACGTTTGGGCTAATTGTGCATCCTGTTTTAATAGTTCGGCTGTTACATTGCCTACCGATAATTTCAGCGCATCGTATTCTTTTTTAGTTTCCTTCGCTGCTTTTTGGTTTCGCTTATTTGCTTGCTCAGCCTTTTCAGCTAAATCGTTTTCGAACTCTATTATTTCGGCTGTGGCATTTTGGCGTATAGCGGTTGTTCTATCCGCGCCAGCTTGTATTAAATCGCTCCTTTGCTTTTCAAATCTTTGTTGCTCTAATTGTACCGAACCAATTAAACTACGTTCGTCCTTTGCATATTTTTCCTGTAATGCCTTTACGTTTTCATTATACTGGGCGCGTGCGTCGGTTAGCTCTGTTAATGTTTGTAGCTGGTTTTTACGCAAGTCCTCATTAACCTTTGCTTCAACTTCGGAACGTTTAGCCGTTGCGTCGGTAATTTTACCCTGTGCTTTAGCTAATCGAATCGCTGCCAGTTCTTGCTCGGTTGCGGCTTCGGCTACGCTATCGGCTACCTTTTGGTTTGCCTCTGCAAGTTTATTCGTTGCCTCGGTTGCGTCCTCAGTTGCTTCATTCGATGCAAATAGCTTTTCGATTAAGAAACCTAAACCAACAACCAACGCTCCTACACCAGTAGCCGCTAAAGCTATTCTAAAGGCTTTTAACGCTCCAGTAGATGTTCCGACTACCGTTGTATAGATTGCCTGCTTTGCGGTTAATACAGCCGTTTTAATTGCGCTTTCCTCGAGTAATAGGTTTGCGATTTGCTGCACGCCGTTCGCGACCGCGATAGCCCCCTGTACTTTTAGAATCGCCTTTTGTAAATCTTCGCTTTCAGAGCCGAACAAAGCCGCCGCCCCTTGCGCCACTTCGAACCCAGCCGCCAGCCCTTGCGTAGCTTGTACCGCCGCATCGAACTTAAATGTATCGCTTGCAAGGATTCGAACCCGTGCGCGTGTATCGCCTATTTGGTCTTCGAGTTTAGAAGCGGCGATTAACAACTGGTTAAATTCTTTGGTGTTATCCTTACCCTGTTGCTCGAGTAATGTTAACTCGGCTTTTAAGCCGCGTAGCTGCCCCGTTAACGATTTGCCGCTTTTGGTTAAACGGTCAAGGGCTGTTGTGTTACCTTCGATTGCTTTCTTTACTTCGCCCCCACTAAACGCAGCGGCGGCGCTTTTGGCAGCGTCTTTATATTCAGAGGCAATCTTATCTGAAGCCTTTTGCGCCGACTTAACCGCCTCGTTGTTTACCTCGTTAATCTTGTTAACAGTAGCTTCGAGGTCGCCCGCGTCGGCTTTATACTTTATGAGAACTTCAGCCATCTTTGTGGTGTTGCTTATAGAACACCCCAAATTTAATCAAAAAAACGTCAATATCGGATTGCATTAATTCTTTAAACTCGAGAACGTTACCGCCCGCGATGTGCATCACTTGCTCCCTAAATCTTTCTTGCGCTTGCTTTGCCCTTCGTCCCGGTGAGAACTCAACGCCGCTAACGTTTCGTGCAGCTTTTGGAGCTGAACTCGGTTGTACTCCCATAATGTCGTTAATTCGTCGGGCGACATACGTAGTAAGGGTTTCAGCGGCTCTATATCCAAACCGGTAAAAAAATCGTGCGACCCCTCCTCTGCCATCGCCTCAAATACTTTTAATTTAGCTTGGTGTACGTCGGGGTTAATGATTGCAGGGTTTTCGTCCGAACGCACTACCCACGTAGCCGCAATGTTTAACAATAGGTCGCGGTGTATTACCGTGTTTTGCCGTTCGCGTATTACGTGAATGTAGGTAGCAACTAAAGCCGCGTTGCGTGGGTTCGTTAGCCCAGCCCCTAAAGCCTTTTCCATTTCGGTTAATATCGCTTCCATTTCAGAACCCGACAAACCACTACTTAAACGCTCGAGTAAACCCATGCTCATGGCAAAGCGTTCGAGCGGTAATGCGGTTTCCTTTGGGAATCGGTAATAGGTGTAACCGTCCTTAGTGAATAGTTGTACTAAATTGTATTTCGGTAGTTCGGCGTTTTGTTTATTGCGCGAAAAAATTAATCGAAGTCGCCCGCCTAATTTGCTGAATGATGTGGTCAATGTCATTATTTACTTTTATGATGCTACCGCTACGTAGCTGAATTATACAATCCTCGTTTTCGCCGCTGAATACGTGGCTTATATCATTTACGTTAACGAGTATTTCAACTAACCCTATTTCGCGTTCGCTTAATTCGCGCAGGGTATCATCCTCGGTATCGAGCGATTCGGTCAAGAACGCTTTGCAGAGGATGAACCCAGTCATGTCTAACTCCAATAATCGTGTGGGCATTCAGCATCTTTAACCCGCGTCTTTGCGGGCAGGAAACAACCGCACGCCATACAAACGTTTAACGCTTTGTTTCGGTGCTGGCATAAGTTACATACAGGCGTTCGCGTTTCGCTTAATGCGTTAGCCTCTTTATTAGACGAAATCCAAAACCACCAACCGCGAATAATAGATTTTAACCTCCGCATACAATACACTCCATTAAGTTAACAACGGGCGGTTCGTCGCTTATTACATCGATGTTCGCCACGCTAAAGCTGATGCAATCATATTCGACCTCGCAAATAGTAAACGTATTACAGCCCGCGAGTTTAATCGTGTAGCCTTGCCCGTTATCTATCTTCGCTCCTGTAATGGTTAACAGCCCGTCGATATCCGATTCGGCGTTAAATACTTGCATTTTATTCGTGGCATTGTGCGTTATGGTTATCGTGTAGCCCGTTTCGGGTTCGACGTAACCGAAAGCTATACCGCCGTTGCAATAGGCTACATGAATGCCTGAATCGAAACAAGGTGAACAAACGCTCATAGGTATCGTTTTAAAATTGCGTTTACAAAGTAACGAAAACAATCTAAATAATCGGCGCGCTCGGTTAGGTTTTTACGGTTGCTCTTTATTATCTGCCCTTCGGCGTTACATTGTACCTGCTTCGCATCGAATACAAAACCCTTACACTTTTTACTGTTTACCTTAATATCGAGCTTCTTTAATGCCGTGTTGCAATCAATACGGCTGTTAACGTGTCGCGGGTTGGCTGGTATTATTATTTGGTTATCGGCTAACTTGAGGCGGCGTTTAATCTGAATGTATGCGCTCGAGTTATCGCGTTCCTGTATCGTACCGCCCTTGCCCATCGCGTCGCCCGTTATCCTAATTAAACCCGTTGGTATATTTAAAGCATCGACCGCATCGCAGAAAGCATCTATCGAACCGCGCTCTATCTTTATTTCGTCCACTACCCGCGCCGCGCTGCCAACGTTTTGAATAACCAAAGCACAAAGGGGGTTAATATTGAAATCGACGCTTATAAAGGTCGGTAGGTGTGGGTTATGGTTAGCGCTATCGTCGATATGCTTATCGTCATCCCATGCGTATAGGAACGGGTTAGCAACGTCGTCTAATACATCCCAATCGCCCTCAACAAATCGAGCGTATTGAATAGGCGGTAATTCCTTTAACGCCTCGAGGTATTCGGGTGCGATGTGTGGGTTATCTGTTATTCGGCTCGGTATGTACGCCCACCGTTCGGGTAGAGTGTTTTCCCGGTAACGGTTGTATATAATCGACTTAACCCAATTTTGCGCGGGGTTGCACGTTGCAAGGCAAACGATAGGCGGTTTACCTTGCGCTTTATTCCAACTACCTATACGCTCCTGAACTTTGTAAAAGGTTACCTCTTGCAATTCGTTTACTTCGTCCAATCCCGCGCCGTTAATCTCTAAACCCCTAAAGCGGTTAAGGTCTTTATCATCGTCAAATGATTCAGCCATGAAGATTAACTCCGAGCCGTTTGTGAATGTTATAACGTTGGTTTCCCTATTCCAGTTCTGAACATAGTTACTTACGCCGTCCATCATTATTGACGCAAAGCTCGGGAACGTGGTACGTTTAAGGTCGGGTAGGCTTTTACGAATAACCGCCCACCTCGAACGCGGGTACGTTAAACACAAAGAGGTTAGGGTTAATAATAGCCAATACGTTTTTCCACCTCGAATCTTTGCCCCCACCGTTTCCAGCAGGGGCTACCATCGTATAGCGCCCCCGAAAACAATTACTCTTTTGTTTCCGTCGGTCGCCATATCAAAGGCTGTGGTTTGTGTTTCAGTTAGCGTAAATTGCATATCCTTTATTTAGCCTCTTTACTGATGAAATAGAACAGTTATATAAATCGGCTATTATTTGGTTTTTAACGCCTTCAGATTTTAGTTTTACAATAGCCTCAATGCTTTCTTTAGTTTGCTTACAACGGCTGCTTTCGTGTAGGCGCTTTGGCTTTGATAGCCCATTTTCATATGCGTGCTTTACATTTTCTGAATTATTAACCCACTCTAAATTAGTTATGGCGTTATTTAACTTATTCCCGTCTTTATGGTTTACTTGAGGTTTATTATTAACGTTTTCAATAAACGCCATAGCAACAACCCTATGTACTTTTAAAGTGGTTAGTTTGCCATTAATCATTATCGCTACACGCTTATAGCCTTTCTTATCGATAGCTGGTTTCAATAGTTTGCCTTTTAATTTTAAAGGTTGCTTTTGCGTTTCTACTACCCTATCAATACTGCGAACGTTTCCTAAATTAGAAACCTCGTATCCGCTTTGAAATACTTTCCAAATTTCAATCATTCTTTTCTTTTGTTTCAGTTCGAACAATAACGAGCGGCTCGGTTGTGGTGATGTTATTATCGATGCTTTGCTTTGGCTTACCGTATGCGCGGTCTAAAAGTAGTTCGGCTGCTCGGGTGTCGCCCTTGCGCGCCCTTGCGTACATAGCCCTTAAAATATCTTCAGCCGCCGTTAATCCTTCCTTCGTTTGTTCGCCTAAAACATCAGCTAACAATACGCTTAATTCGGGTAGCTTACGCGGTCGCCCGCCGCCATTATCGCCGCCTGTTTTTAACTTACCGCCGTTTCTACCTTCTCTCATTGTTTACGGGATTTTTACGAGGTTTAAACTTTTTCAGTTTGTGCGTTAGTGTTTTCGCGTATCTTATCGAGTTGCTCGGTATTGTTATCGTAGTGGCGTTCGATGCGTAGGCGTTTAACCGTTTGCCATTTATCAGCTCCGTTCGTGAAATATACACGTAAACGCGGTACGCCTAACTCCTTTGCTAATTCGTACACCTCAGCGCTAAAGCGTTCGTTACGGGCTGTAATTATATAAACATCGTCGCCGCGATTTATTGCGCGTTTGGCTGCTTCAAAGCCCTTTGGCGTATCGAGTACGCCGTCAACGTCAAACGATACCCTCATTTTCTGTTACGTGCTTTGCGGTACTTTTCAGCCTCGGCGTATGCTATCGCCGCCGCTTGTTCTGGGCTGTAACCTTCCTCGATTAACTTTCGAATGTTCATGCTTATGATAGCTTGTGAATCGCCTTGAAATAGTGGCATAGTACAAATTTACAAATTATAAGTGTCGATTCGTTTTTTTACCATTTCGATAAATCGCTCCATCATTGCCGCATAAAAGCCGTTAAAATCCTTATGACCTTCAGGCGCGTGTTCAAATAGAACGTAAAGGGTAGCGCGCAACCGCTGGCTCGGTGTTTTGCTGCCAAGTTCTGCGGCATCCAGTTTAAGGTTGTTTAACAATTGTTCGTCGTTATAATTGAACTGTTCGCCCTTAAACGCCATAACACCAACGCCGCCCATCCATTGACTAAATAGGGCGCTCGTTTGTTCGGGCGTTAGTTCCTGCGTTCCGATTGTTACCTTAATCGTTTTATCGCGGCGCGTGGCTACCGATTCAATCGCACATGGTATGGTTAAGAGTTTAGCATCCATACTCCGGCTCGCGCTTATTTGCTTTGTATTCAAGTTTTAGCGTTTCGAGGTAATCGCGCACCATCGCTGTAATTTTTTCGCGGCTCGTTTGCGGTACTCGAAAGCATAGCGTCGCGGTTGGTTCGCCATATTTTGGCAACCTACCAGCACCTTCACGGCGACCGCCTCGATTATCTTTTGCCTTTGCTTCGGACTTCATGCCACAAATATAAGTATTATTTGATTACGTTTTGCAAATTTACGCCGTGTTTTTTAAGTAGCTTCAACCAATCGAGGCAACGGTTTAAATACATTCGGTAGGCTATCGAGGTGCGCGGGGCGTTCATTAATTGCGCTGCATAGCTGCGATGCGTTTTAAGCGTGTCGGTGTAATAGACCGCGCCCTCTTTAAACTCAGCTTGCTCGGGTTCGTGGTTAGTCATGTAATCGATTATGCGTTCTTCGGTACTCAAAACGGTTCTTTATCAAATTCATTATTCGGCGCGATTGCGCTAATTACTTTCTCAGTTTCGGGCATCGGTAAAAACGAGCTGCCAGTATTACCGCCCAAATCGCTAAACGCCGTTATCGTGTTGTTATGCTGAAAGCGTACCTCACCCGTCGCGCCTTGACGGTGCTTTTCGAATAAGTAGAAAACGTGCTTATCGGTTTGCTCGCCGTCGACCTCATCAATGCCGTAATACTTCGGTCGGTAAATGAATATTACCGTGTCGGCATCCTGTTCTATTGAGCCGCTTTCGCGTAGGTCGGATAGGATAGGGCGTTTATCGCTTCGCTGCTCAACCTGCCTGCTCAACTGCGCAAGGGCTATAATCGGTATGTTTAATTCCTTTTGCGCGGCTTTTAACGTTCGGCTTATTTCGGCTACTTCCATTTCACGGTTACCGCCTTTAAAGCCCTCTATCGTCATTAATTGTAAGTAGTCAATTATTGCCCACTTGCATCGCCCTTTACGCGCCTCGCGTCGCATAATCCTTATTGCTTCATGTACACCGCATCGCGGTTTGTCGTAGATTAAAATTGGTAGCTTTTCGATTTGCCCTATTGACTGTTCGAAGGTATGCAGCTCGGGTTGGTTTAGGTTTCCATCGCGAAGGCGTGCGGCGTTTACTTGCTCGTTACTATTCTGCAATATTAGGCGCTGGCATAGTTGGCTGTTATTCATTTCCAGGTTAAAGTAAATACCCGGTTCGTTAAAGTTGCAAGCGTGGTAAAGCGCTAACGCCGTTTTACCCATCGAGGGGCGACCCGCTAAGATTATTAGCTCGGGGTGAAAGCCGCCCGTAAACCTGTTAACGGAAGCGATACCCGTACTTAATCCGCTCGTTTTCCCGTTTTGATACATCGCAGCGCGGCGGTAATATGCTTGTCGTTCTTCATCTGCAAGTTGAATTGTTGTTATGATGTTATCGATAGGGCTACCGTCCTCGATTAATGAATTGAGGCGTTTAACGATTTCGACGGCTGTATTAACGCCGCCTTTGTTGTTATTGATTCCTAACGTTTCCTCGGTTAATATGGTCGTTATTGAACGCTTTATGTGTTCGTCTTTGAGTATTGAGATGTACTGGTTAACGGGTTCGGTGTACGATAGGTCGTTACCCCATCCAGAAACGTTCGCAAGGTCGCGAGGGTCTATTGCTTTTGTGCTTAGTGCATAGCTACCGAGTGTAACGAGTGTCGGTTGCTTGTTATCGGATTGTATCGATTTAATGATTTTAAAGCATTTTAACGCAAGTTCGTCGTTAAAGTGATACTCTGATAGCTGTGGCACTATTTCACGCGCTGCATCGGGTTCATGCAGCATTATGAAGATTAAAGCCTGTTCGATTTTTGGTAGGGGTTTCATTTGGTAAAGTTTGGGCGGTGGTTAGCCGCCCGTTGTTTATTAAAATCCGAACTTTTCTTTCATCATTACTCTTTTCGCAGTATTCCATCCTTTTTTCCATGCGTCCATGATTTCAATACTTGAAGCCTCGAATTTAGGCGTTTCACCGATTTTTCTACCTTCTAACATATTCATGATTTCAATGCTTTGTGAAGCCGAAATAAATCCTTTAGCGAAATCTAAAGTTCCTAAAGTTTCTGCGGTTTGTAGTTGTGTTGCTTTCATGGTGTAAATGTTTAAGTGTGTGTTTTGGTTCAGCAAACATACAACTATATTTTGATTCTGCAAACTTTTTCTAAATTATTTTAAAAATATTTTTTTTACTGCATCTTAACCCCCATCGAGGCACGTGTTACAACGGTGCTTTGTGGTTTGTTTTCTTTATCGCGTTTGCTCCATGTTACTAACCTTCGCCCAGTATCCCAAGCATCTTGAGCCGTTAGCCTTAGTTTGCCATTTGCTAAAGGTTCTGCCCAATAGTTAAAAAATTCGTTAAGCATATTTTTATGGTAGCGTTCCGCGTAAGGTGTAATCGATTTAATCAAATCGTCTTTGCCCCACTTTTTAAAGTTCTCTTTATCCTTATCTTTCTCTTTATCCTTATCCTTATCCTTATAGGCTTCGGTTTCGCTTTTAATTCGCTTCGGTTTCGCTTCGATTTCGCTTTCGATTCGCTTCGATTTCGGTTTACTTCCGTTTATGTAGTTTATGTTTCCTTTAGTTAAAACAGGCTCTATAAGCGTCCAAATAGTTTTTGCAAAGCCTGTTAATTCCTTTTGCTCAAAATCTAACGAATAACTAAAAATCGCATCGTAAATATCCGCTTGCGTTTCTTTTGGTAGGTCTTTTATCGCTTCATACATCGAGCGGTAAAATATACAAGTATCGCGTTTAGTCATAAATAATTTGCCCTTTAGCGGCTGCGGTCAGAGCGGCTCGGTTTTTAACCTTACCTCGCAGCCCCCAAAGGGCTTAAATGTTTTACACTCATTCAGGCTCTGACCTCTGAACGCTTAAAGATAGTAATAAATTTACATATTTACGCCGCACATCTCTAAACAGTTTTTACAATTACCGAAGTATGTTTTTTTGTTATACTTAGATACATACGTTTTTTTACCTAAAAACTTTGTCTTATGAATGTTTATTACTCCATTCTTAACTAATTGATTGTTTTTAGAGCTTCTAAAAACGGTATCTAAAACATCGTACCTACTAAAGATTTGCGCCTGTATTTCAGAAAACATTTTACCGTCGTTCGAATCGGTATTGAAATCGAATGAAACAACCCTTAAAACTGATTTACAATAGGGCTTAATTCGTTCGTACTCATTCAAACATAAATCGAGCTGGCTTTTATCGTCTATCGCAGAAACAGAGGTATTAATACAAATCTTTAGTTTCGATATTCTTTTAAGTTGTTCGTCGGTTAAAACAGTCCAATGCTTAGTTATTATAACTATTTCCTTTCGACTATCCTCTTTGAACATATCTAACTGTATGTTGCTTTGTATTTTTTCGCATATCGAAATAGTATGCTCCCAGTCTTCGGACGGGTCGCCCATTGTACCCATCCGAATAAAAGGCATCTTAATTTTACTTATCTCTCTTTTAACTTTGTTTAAATGCTTTTGGCTGGTAAAGTTCTTTATAACTGTTTTGCTGAAATTATAGCCGTAAATTTTAGCAATGCGCGCGGCGTAACAATCATTATAACAGCCTAACTTATTGTTTTTAGTTCCTGAAGAACAGCCAACCGTAGGGTCAATTGAATAAATACCGCGCGCATTTTTTGTTAATGCTATAACATTCGAATAGGTTTTCATTACAAGCGCCCAACGTTTGGAAACAAGTCCTTAATTTTATTCGGGTCGCCTTTAAAGAACGCGTATACCTTTTGTTCGCACTTCGGGTACTTTCTTGAGTTTAGCGTTTTCTTAGCAGTTGCTCGGCGCGTAAACTCACTCTCTAAATAAACAATCCTGTTATAAATATGCAAACCCTGACTTTTGAAAAAAAGCTCATGTTCAGCCTCACAGCCATAATACCCGCCTTTGCTATCGCGACTATCTCCAGTCATTACGACAAAGAAAGTATTATCATTCATTACCGAAATCGCGTTTTTATAACCCTCAAAAAGCAAATCTCTAAACTGCTCATAAGTTGGCAATGTGTTTAATTCACCTTCGGGCGAATTGCCGTCATAATCGATATACTTTTCGACTTTATAATAAGGCGGGCATGAGAATATTAAATCAAATTTTTCAGGGTTTTTAGGTACGTATTTGGAACTATCGGATTGAACCCATTTAACGTTATAAAAGTCTTGACAAATGGCATTATTTGCGTCGCATTGATTTTCTCTAATTTCAGAGGATAGATATTCAAAACCACACCCGCCAGCTACAAAACCCATTTGAACGCCGCCTCCGAATGGATTATAAACCCGCACGCCGTTTTTTGGCATAAACATTTTTACTATAATCTCACACAATGCAGGGTCTAAAACGCTTGCGTTACCGTTTAGGTCTTTGCCTTTATCGGTTATAATTTCGTCATCTTTAACAACCTGTTTAGATAAAACTACGTTACTCATTCCGCTGCTACCCTGCCAACAGCCCTCACGGCTTGCAAACTTTGGATTAGGTACGTTGTACTTCAATCCAGCCGCCTCAATTTTTTCGTTCCATTCTCTTTTAATCTTTAGCCATTCGCCGCTCGTTGACTGCCATAAATTAGTCATAGCCATATGGCAAAGTTTTTTAACCCTTACTTGTTCGGGTTGCCCGTAGTACATATAAACGAAATCCGACTTTTCTAAATTTACCTTAAACCCGAGGGCTAAAAATACTTTAGGGTTTTCTAAATCATGCTTTTTAGATACCGTCATTATCATTACATAGTTATCTGTATTTTGTTTAATTATTTCAGATACCATCATTGAATAAATGGTCTTATCCTTATATTCGGGGTACATTGCAGACTGAAGCAAGCAAAACTCTTTTACAGCGTGGTTAACCTCGTAAGTAAAAAAGCCCGCAAAATTGCCGTCTATCTCGCAAATAATAGCCGAATTTTTTTGCATATTCTTTCTTGCGGCGCGATATGCAACACCATCCAATAAAGCGAGTTCGGCTACCTTTACTTCATAGCCCGAGCCTATTACTGAGTTAACTTTTTTAATCTCAATTTTCGGTTCAAATAGTTGTGTTTGTTGTGTTTTCATGTGTTTGTTGTTTTTATTGATTCAAATAATTTTCAATTGTGTTCAGGCATTCATCTAACCCCGAGCAAAACAATGCCTCGAAACCCGCGTTTTTAAGGCGCGTAAGGACTTCGAATTGTTCGGTTAGGTGTTCGTCTTGTTTTAGCGTTCCATCGCGTTTAAACGGCTTAAAATCGCTTTTCTTGATTTCGATAAACAAGCCGCAAAATTTACCACGCGGGGCGGCGATAAATAAGTCTGGGTAGCCTCGGTGCGGATTCATCGATTTGTGAATCCTTGCTTGCCCTACGCTCATTTTTGTACCAGCGCTGAAATCAAACCTAAATAGTATTTCAGGGTGTTTGTAGCGCATATACTTAGAAATCGCGGTGTAAATATCGCTTTCGCGTGGCGGTCGTTTCATCGCTTGTAAATATTATTACAAACTATCATGTATTCTACGCGCCCCTTTTGCTCGGTTGTTTCGTCGTATAGGTCTATTAGTATGCTTCGATTGTTTTCGTAATCGTTAAAAACCTTTCGGTATTTAAAACAGCATTCAAGATATTCGAAGCCGCACGATAAAAGGTATGAGGCTACGTTCTTATAAGTGTGTCCGATAAATTCGGTTAGGTCGCCGAGGTCGTTAGCGTGTGTATGTGCCTCTTTCAATGATTTGCGCATTTAGTAAGTTTATTAAATCGGTTCGTTTAACTTTAAGTAGTATTGCTATCGTCGAGGCTGGTATCGTTCCTTTATGCAGCCACCAAAACTCCGCGCATCTTAACAACCTTAGATTGTTCGAAGCCTCCCTACGGTATAGGTGTTTAACTTGGTAGTTAAAATCCTGAATAAGCTGCATAAATACGTGTTTTCCAGCTCTAACCTTTTGCATTATGTAGGTAGTTAATGATTAACTGCGTGGCGCTTTCTATTTCAGCATCGTTATGCCGGTATAAATACAGGTCTTTAAATTTGCCCGATTTCTTAACCTTTGGCTGTACGCCGATATAGTAAAATTGCTTCGGGTCGAAGCCCATTAAAAGCGAGTACCAAACCGCCTGCACGTGGTTACAATGTTTAACCATATCCTCGGCAAAAGCCTGAATATTTTTAGCGCTGGTTGTTTTGACATCGGCAATAATGCCACGCTCTAACCAGCATAAATCCATCATGCCTTTACCTTCGACCATTATACCGTCAAGCGTTACGTTATTTAACGCGATGTATTCGTGCTGAGCTTTGTCGAATAGTTCGCCTAACATCGCAACCTCGTGAATCGCGCTATAAACGTTTTGGGTAGTCGTAGGCATATCGTCGAACGTTTGCTCAAGTAAATCGAAATGGAACGCCGCGCCTTCGGTTAGCGCCTTTTGCGCATAGCTAATATCGCCGGTATAAAATCGTTTGATACGGCTTGCGCTAATTGCTGGGTGTTTAATGTATTCGTCGCGTGTCATTGGTTGTAGGTTTCGTTGTAGTATTGTTCAAATTCATGTTTATAAAACACATTAGTTGCCTCTCCAATTATATGATAATGTCTTGTAAAGGCGAACATCTGCTCCTTCTCCATTACTTTGGCTTGTTCGTGTGCCTCTGTTATCAGTTCACCAAAATTGATAGTCGGTACATCCTCTTCATGATATTGCATAAATAGTTTTAGCATCCTATCGTAGAAATAATCTGTTGCGGTCTGTTTCATGATTTAAAAGGTTCTATTTGTTCAAGTGAAATAAAGATTTGTAATTCGAAACCTTGCTTTGCAAATAAAAGAAATTTGCCGTTTTCAAGTATGTATTCACGCGGTATGTCCCAGCGCCCGTAATCGTCAACTATTCGCACCGTATCGAAGCGGGTTGCTTCAGCTATTAACTTATGGTTTAACCCGTACGCGTTACCCTTTTGTAAAAGATGCTTTGCCCGGTTGCGTGTTACCGTTAACGTTCGCGTTGGCATATCTATTTCGCCGATTTTACGCTCTTTAGTTGCTCCGTTTAGCTTTATCGATAGCCGCAGGGTGTTACCCCCACGGCGTACGATTATACCATTACCAAAGCTATCTTCGACTAAGGCTGTGTTGTTATCTATTCTCATCGGATTACTTGCGTTTTATGTTCGTAAAGTTCAACCCCTGCAATACTTTCTACGCCAAGTTCCTTCATTGCTTTGGGTAGACCCTGTATTAAATCCTCGGGCGTTAGGTTATTATGCGCGAATTGAACCGCTAAAACCTTCAACCAGTCAACCTCACCAACGATACGCGCCTTTGTAGTGCTTCGGATATTTTTCGTTTGGTTATTCTCAACCGACGTGGCAAATAGCTTATCGGTAAAGGCTGCCATAATATCGTTAACCGATTCGGCTTGTTTTAGGCTCGCAGCGGCTTCGGCTTTTAGTTTAGCTTCTGCGGCGGCTTGCTCGGCTTCGAGCCGTTCGTGATATTCGACCATGCGTTTTTTTGCATCTTCGATAAATTCGATTAGCGGCGCGGTGGCATCCTTTTCGAGTTTAATAAGTTCCTTTTTGAAATGCTCGAGCGGTGTGGTAACCTCTTTACGTGCGGCTTCGATTGCCTTAACCGCATCGTTAACGTCCTTAACAGCGGCGTTCATTGCTGTATATTCGCTAACGTTAACAACGCTGTTAGCTTCGCCGCCTACGGAGTTGCGTTTAATTATCGTCTGAGCGTTTAATACTTGAGGCGAATTTATCGCTAAGTATATTTTTTCAATTGGTATTTGTACCTTTGCAAGTGTGTTCATGTTGTCTGTTTAATTGATGTGTGAGGGGCGGCGCTTTGCCGCCCCTTTATTATTTAATCCCACGGCAAGTCGTTAGCCGCTTTTTGTCCGAATATATCGTCGATGTCGGGTAACTGTTCAAAGTTTGCGGGCGGTTGTGTTTTAGGGGTGAAATCGTTTTTAAAGTTCGCCGCCGTCATTTTAATATATTCGTCCGATTCTTTAATCTTATCCTGTATGAACTCGGGCAACTTTGCGAATGTTTCTTGGTTGTGTTCGGTAGGCGAATAAACGAAAGCCTCATTAATCGGTTCGGGACACGTTAAGCCCTTTGGCATAGGTGTAATGCTCATAATGTTTGCATACGTGTTATCGCCTTTGGTTACGTGCGTTACGTTTACCATACACGTCTTACCGAGCAGGGCGAAAATATCGAACTTAGCCGCTTCGCCGTCGGTCATTTTTTTACCTATCCACGCTGAAACATCGCGGCGCAACAACGCCTTTTCGTTCATTGAAAGCGTGTAAATGCTGCGAACGTAGTACGGCTGTTCGCCTTTGTCGTCGTTAAATACAGCTTTCTCGGTTGGCAGCTCAAATAGGAATTGAACTTTTCGCTTTTTGCCGGGAAAGTTACCGCCCTGCTCGGACGTTCCGAGGTCGATAATTTGATAGCAGCGCGCAGGGTATAAACCTTCGGGCGCGATTTGTCGTGCGGCGTTGCCGCCTGTTGGTGCTGTTAAAGCCATTTTAAAAAGTATTAAGGGTTGAAAAATTAAAGGTTCTCGGACTGAATCGAGTGTACGAGGTTGCGGTTAATACCGTCGATAACCTCAATGAATAGTTCGCTAAATGCGTTGCGTTCGAGCGGCTCAAATAGTCGGTGTTCGACTGGCACGCCTTCGACCTGTTCGCGGTGAAATTTACGCGCTAAGTTTGCCGCGCCCGAATCGCAGCGCGTGTAAATTCCTTTCATGCAGCCGTCGTTAACGAGCATCGTCATAATGCCGCTAAGGTGGTCGTACAAATAAAATTCGGTGTTCTCGTAGTTGCGGAAAATTGTAACTGTGTCCATGTGTATAAGGGTTTAAAGGTTTAAAAAGAAAGGGGCGGTTATTAGCCGCCCGTTAGGGTTGGTTATTTTGTTTCAGTAATTTGAGTTATTTCATTAATGCTAAAATCACATCGAACAACGTCGCCGTCTTCGTTGATGTATTCGCAGTAAACAATAGTTCCCAAAAATTGAATAACTTTTACAAATTTACCATTTAGGTTTTTGTAGTTACTTTTGGTTTTGATTTGTGCTTTTAAAGTTGTCATGGTGTAAATGTTTAAGTGATTAAGTATGCAGCAAATGTAAAACCTTTTTTTAAATCTGCAATACGAAAACAAAAATAAATGCAAAATATTTTCACACTAACTTATAAAACGCTGATAATTAACGCCCCTAATTTTGCGACCTACCCAAACCAAAACCGATAAGCGCCCCGAATCCGACCTTTGCCGCCGTTGTTTCGTACCATTTTTTACGCGGTTCTGGTATTACATAGCTGCGCAGCCCTTCGACTTGCATATTCGGGTTATCTATTGCAACCCGTACCACGCTTTCACGCTTACGAAACGGGAAAATACCGCGTAAAGTGTCGCCTATGCCTACTGAAATAGTCGCGGGTATGCTTAACGAATCGATTTGAAGGTAGCCGAGGCGGTTAATTTTGCCAGTTATCGTAAACCAACGCTCGAACTTTTCAAAGTTACGGGGTAAAATAAGCGCTGGCACGCTGTCGCGTATGTAAATCGGGTCGCCTAATTGTATTTTAGTCTTGTAAACGGTGCGCGTAACGACCTCAACCGCCGCTTTTGGCTTATCGATGCGCAGTTTTTCGGTTAGGTCTTTTAATTCTGCTATTTGTTGCTCTTGCGCGTATATCGTTAAGGAATCATTTAGGCGCGTTTTAACAAACTTTTGCTCGGTTAGTGTGGTTTGCGCTTGGTTATGGCACGAACGCACGAAAAACAGGCTTAAAATCGCTAAAAATAGCAATCTTTCAAGCCAAACGTAGCTTGGCGATGTATTGGTCGATTCTTTCACGGCATTTTACGTTTTCGGTTAGTATTGCTTTGGCTACATTTGGCGGCATTTCGCGCTCTGTTAGATAAATCCGAAGCACTTTAATAAGCCGTTTATCGATTTGCCTATCGGTCATATTTGGCGTGTTGCTTTCTTAACTAAAACCCTAACGGCTTCGTCCAAATTTACGACGGATTGCTCTAACATTTGCAAAAGTTCGCCGCGTTCGCTTTCTGAAATTGCTTTATTGCTACTTATCAATTTTACCAGTCCACTAACCGAGGTTAACGGCTGCCGTAATTCATGCGAAAGCATAAATCGAAATTCCTCAAGTAATACCCGTTGGCGTTCGTGTTCGTGGGCGCTTATGCTCGTTACATCGACTAATTGAAACCCGATAAAATGCACCGCGCCCATTATTGAATATATATTCCAAACATTAAAGCGCTCAGATAAATTCTTTTGTTTTGTTCGGGCGTAAACTCTCGCGGGTTCGGGTTGCTTATCCTTTGCCCTTTTTACGGCTTCTATGAGCGTATCTTTGTCCTCGGGGTTACTAACTATGTCGACGATGTTTTTCGGCTTAATATGGCTTGCGTAATGCTTAAAAAGTTCGTTAGTGCTTACGATTGTACCGTCGGTTTCGGTAACAACGTAAAACAAGTCTAAAGAGTTTTCTAAAATGTAAACGGTAGACACGATTGCAAATTTAAGCAATAGTGTTAAATTATACTAAAAGTTTAAACGTTTCTAAGGTCGGAAATAAACTCCCGCCACGCCGCGCCGCAACCCATTAAATATTTGGCCGACATCCAAAGCGTAAAACTAAAAACAACTCCATTAAATAGTATGTCGTAATTCATAGGCGTTTCTAAATCTTGCTGTTTTCTTACGGGCTGACTTTTGACCGTGTAGTACGTTGGCGCTTTTAACAAAGATACATCGCAGGGCTGTAAAGTATCAAAGGCGGTTAACACTTTTTCGGGCTTTGTCTTCGGTTTAGCCATAACGTACTCGAAACTTTCGCGGTTAGCCTGCGCAAAACTTGTATCGGCATTCGCAGCCTCCCAGCTCATTGTATCGAGGTTTAGCTTATTATGCCTTGCAATTTTTATTGTATCCCTACGAATCTGTTGCATCGCTGTTTGCTTTTGGAATGTACCCAGCGGCGATTAGGGTTGCTACAATTGCCGCGAGTGTTTCGGTGGATATGACTTTAAAGATTAACAAGAATATTGAAATAAGTATCATGAGGCTACCGACTGTGCCACGCCAATGCTTCACAATGATGTCAATGATTCGCCGTGGTTTGGTAGCCCGTTTTCGCATGGCTAAGTTTACGCGAATGGCTGCCTTGCGTTTGGGCAATTGCGCCCTAAACTTTACACAATGAGAAATAGAGGTTCGCCTCTTCGCGCCTGCGATTGGTTAGCCCTGCAAGCACCTTGCCGGCTGCTTTATTCCAACGCAGAAACTCATCGAGAATCGAAGGGTCGGCTGCGTTTGCTTTGGCTTTCTTGAGCAGCGTAGATTTTACCAACGCACCCACGCCCACATTGTAGGCAAAGCACACAAGCGCATCGAACTGGCATTGATTCAATGAAGGCAAGTGCTTATTTACCGCCGCTTCGAATGGCTCAAGGGTAGCGAGCAAAAGCTGCGTTGCTTCCTTTTCGCCTGTCAGTTTTTCTCCGAGAATTACCTTCTTGCCGTTTGGGTATCGCGTGCTGCCGTAGCCAATGGTCGGAACGCCGGCAGGGCAAAGGTAGGAACTAAGCCGCAAGCCCTCATACTTCTTGATTAGGTTAAGACCAAGCAGCGAGGTTGAGCGCATTGCTATGCTCTTTCATATTGAATAATAACGGAAAACGGAATTGATAAACCACTTAAAGAGGTGTCAAGTGATTGGAATTTCAAATTTGCACCAGTATCTACATATCCAGTAAATTGATTTTGTACCTCAATTGTTAACGCCCCTATTGCAGTACTTGTAGCTAATGAAAAAGGCAATGAAATGGCTGCTGTTCCAACAGAGTTTATAGAAAAATCAAGGCTCGCAGTGCCTTGTATGGTACAAGTTACTATGTTGCCTATGGCTGTATATAACCCAGACGAAGGTGATATTGAAACAACAGCCCCAGAGTTACTGATTGCAGTTGGAAGATAGCTATCGCTATCTAAACCAAAGGAAGTAATCAAATCCCCCACCTCAATCTGCTTTGACTGGTTAATTGCTGTATCAACAATGTACATTACATCGGTTGAGGCTGCTGATGCAGTTGATGGTAAATCGGTAACTTTAACGCCTGCCATAGTTGTTGCTTTTGCCTGTAAATTTACAAATTATTTAGATACGCAATTGCATCCGACGAACTTGTGTAAGTCGTGCCGTTTATCGAATGCTCAGTCAATGTAATTAAATACACGCCCTGCTCTGTTGCAAGGTGCAAGGATGCTTCATCGACTTGCTCCCATCGTGGCTCGGTTAGCAATAGCCATCCGCTTGCAGTTGATGTGAAATCAACACTATTTTTCGTGATACTTACGTTTGTCATTTGATTTCTATTTGGTAGTATGATAAGATGGTTGAATCTCCTGCTGCTGCGTTCTGAATTGCAAAAATGATGTATTGATTCTGAGCCCAGTCGATGTTTGAATTGGTTAATGTAGAAGTACCGATAACCGCATCACTTTGAATTGTCCCATTAGCTTGAACCGTTTGCGTATTAGTTGCTGTTTTAACGATTGCAGTTCTGTCTATTCCATTATATATCTGACTTATTAATGTAGTTGCAGATGTTATAATAAGCGTTGGCGCAGGGGTTACAATTGAGTCGGCAGTATTCACATATATTCTAAGCGTTGTACCGCCTGCTGTTCCAGTCTTCCCTACCCTTGCTTTAATCTCAATAATGTTACCTACTGCTATTGTATTTGCAGGAATCAGCACAGATACCACCTTGTTGTTGTTGGTGTTGCCAGTTACCGCTGTTTGATTATTTAGGTCTTTATAAATCAATGGCAAAGTCGGGAATGTTGCAAGTGTGCCGTTCCCTCTCACGTATTGCGAGGTCGTGCCGCTTGGTGTATCGAACTTTCCATTGAATGCTGTCCAATCTGCCGAGCTTAATGCGCCCCGATTTGTTGCGCTTGCCGTTGGAAGGTTGAACGTATGCGTTGACGTTGCCGAGCTGATTCCGAAATCCGTGCCAGCCGTTCCAGTTGCAAAGTTCTGCACTTGTGCGGTCAAGCCGTTTAGTGCGTTTAGCCCTGTGGTGAAGGTGGTGATTACTTGACAGAGGTTGTTATCTTCAGTATGCAGCGTAATGGTTCGCCCCGATGTGGTTACGAAAATGCGTATTGCGAGCCTATCGGTTGCAAGCAAAACCGTGCTTGGTACTGCAAGCGCACTGACGTATAAATCAACCACCGTGCCGCCTGTAATCGCTTCGGGGTTTGTAGCACCTGAAGATATGAGCGTAAAGGTTGAGCCATCGTACTTATATAATTCAATGTAAAAGCTCGGATTTCCACCGCCACTCGAAGCATTAAAATAGGTTTCGAAGTTCCAATTGCCCGAAGGGATTGCTAAAAGATTTGGGTCACCTGCATCTGTTATAAATTGCGCGATGTAGCCATTGCCTTGCGCGTTTGTTCGCGTGAAGTTCGTACCACCACCAAGCACAGGCACGCGATTCATCTCATAGTAGGTATTGCCACCGAACGTGCCTTGGTTAACCGAGCCGTTTAGGTAGTAGCTAACCGATGCACCGCCACCACCTCCAAGAGGAAAGTTAGCAAGGCTTCCATCGCCGCGAACGTACTGGCTCACTACTCCGTTTGCAGTTATATCCACGCTCGGCGTAGTGGTATTATTCGGCACGTTAACGCTGAACGCTGGGTTAGTCGGGTTCGGAACGGTTGCCGCTACCGATGTGACCGTGCCATTGGTTAAAGTTGGAAACGGCGTAGGCGTTCCCGTCCCATCGAGATAGTCCGAGCTTGTTCCTGTTGGCGTATCGAATTTGTTACTAAATGAAGTAAAGTCCGCAGAAGTCAAGTAGCCATCATCGAACAAGTTGGCTGGCTGTATGCTGATATCAGGCGTAGCGCCACCCGTAGAACTTAGCGGCGCGGTTGCGGTTACATCTTCAACAATTGTAGCGGGCAGAACGGGTATAGTAGGTTTGTTTAGGATTTCAGCAACGCCACTTACGGCATTCCAATCGCTATTAACTTGAGCAGCTGGTATTGTTGGCTTATTTAATATTTGATTATTGCCGCTCGTTGCGTTCCAGTTTGAGGGTTGTTCAACAAGCGGAAAGCCCGCCCCGAGGTTTACCCAATACGTCGTGTTTGTTGGCAGTATTGAATCGTTATTAGCGATGCAACGATAGACGTTACCATTGTACCAAACTACGTTACCAATTAAATACTGATTGCCCGTAGAGCTTAAATGGTCATTTGTGAAAGGTAGCGCTAACAAAGTACCACCCCCACCCCCACCGCCTACGGCTATTAACGGGTCGCTCGGTGTACCGTTTCCGATTATCGTAACCCCGTCAACCGCAACCTCGGTTAAGCAAGGTGTACACGGTAAAAAGTCGGGTGGTAAAGGAATGTCGCCCGTGTTACAAATATCGTAGCACGTATCCTCTGAGCCGCTAACAATCTCAACCTCTAATTCAATTACAACCGTGGCAAACTCGAAATTAGGTGGTAAGGTTTTATCGCCCACCGTGTAGCCGTTCGGGATTACTTCATAGCTTACAACGTCGATAACGTCTTTAAATCCATAATCGCGCCCGCTTACTAACTTATAAACCCGCGACGCTACCCAGTCGCCCGCATCTTCGCCGTCGCAGGGTAAGTGCGATTTTCGAACTATTGCATAAGCCGAAATGTTAAATTTCGTCGAATACATTTGTTTGCACCCGCTAACCCGTAGGCTATCGATTTTCGAAATGTTTACCTTACCACGCTTCGCCCAAAATAACGTACCCTGTTTAGAATCGTAATCCGTTACGGGTATCGCTTGCCCGTCGCCTATGTAATAAATCCATCCCTTATCGCCTGTAAGCTCGCATAAACCATAAATGCGGTCGAATATATTGCTTACCTCAATTCGTTGGTTTAAACGGTCTATAATGCTTTTTAAAATCATGCTCCCAGTTGTTTATTGATTGCTGCAATTGTTAGTTCGGTATGTAAGCGCAGAAATTCTTTTTCTTCTTCTTCAGTTGGTTCGAATATAATACCATACCCAACAAAGGAAACGTATTTAGGGTTTACGGATTTACCGAACTGAAGCCCCAAAGTTTTTTTGTATTCAATTTCGTCTAACTGAATACCCGATTCTAAGCCCATATTAAATTGCGGTTCTTCGGTAAAATTACGCGCTAACATTCCTGTTAGTTCTAAAGGGTTTTTGCGTATCTTTTTTTTCGGTGTGTAGCCTGGTGAATATGGTGTAGTATAATCGCCGCCACGCCTTGCTGGTAGCGGTATCGTTTGCCCCGCGGTGTTTTGATGCTTGCCAGTTGAATCGAAAATCCGAATACGCATTAAGCGCCTTAATTCCGTAACCGCTTCATAAAGCGGCTCAAAGTCTGAAAGCCAGCCGTCATAAAGTGCATTAAGCCTTTTATCGACTTCCTGTGGACTCATGGCAGCGCCGTTACGTATTTGATATTCTTACGGCAATCGAAGCAATGGTTATCGTCTGGCAGTCTCATATTTTGAAGCATCGCCGTTAATTCTGTATTGTATTGGTCGGCTGCTATATCGCGAGCGTTTGTTATACCGCCTAAATCCTTTGCGCCCTTGTTTACGATTACCGAGGTGTTCGCCCGTTGGTTAGGGCTTACCGTTAACGCGTAGTTATATATTTCTACGGCTGTGGCGTATGCTAACGCTAAACTCATTTGATTACCTATTGAACACAGCCACCCGCTACGGTCGCAGCTAACTGAATAATTTAGGCTCATGCCTGTTGTATATTTAGAATTTGAGCTACTTAACACGCTTACGCCGTCGGTTGTTAGGTTAATACCTATCGCATCTACGAACGGGCAAATATGCGCCTCGCGTACCGAACCGCCGCAGTCATAACAGCTACCTTTTTTCGGTATAAACTTAACCGTATTCATAGTGGATTCATAAACAAACGCCAAATCTAATTTGCGCCTTTTGGCTGCGAACTCCTTACCGATATAGTATTCGATGCCGCCCGCCGTGTACGTTATTGTATCGATTAGCTGCAACGTAGTCATATCAAAAACAAGTATCGGTACGTTTGTATTGCTCGAATCAATTGCGAGCGTTAAATCGCTTATAAATAAGTTTAGGTAGCTTAATGTATTCGGGCTTATCTTTACACGTATGCCGCCGTAATTACCCGCGCCTAAAGCGGTTTGAATATTTGAGTAATCGCTTACCACTTGCCCGACCCGCTTCGATTCGATAATCGTGTCGGCTTTCATCATAGGCGATAGGCGCGTTAGAACGTCGCTCGAAAGTTTTTTCCATGCAAAGGCGCGTTTATCTTCGAACAATTCTACCCCGTTGTTATACTGGTCGGTTATCAATTGCCCTAAAAAGGTGTTGTTTATACCGAGTTCGTCGATATATAAGCCCGTCGTAGGTTCTGCGAGGTTGCAATCGCGTAAGCCTAAAAGTGATTCGTAGCACATAAGCACAAAGATAAAAAAAAGAGGGGTTGTTACACCCCTCTATTCGGTTACTAAATTATCTAACCCATTTTGCGTCAACAAGTCCTCATCGGCTTGCGATAACAAACTTACCAACGCTGCTACGGGTTTACGATTTCAATGCAGTTAACGTAGTTGATACCCGCGTATTTATCGCCCGCTTCGTAAATATCGTCAGGTAATGTAACGAGTTTACCAGTATGCGTCAATACAACAGATAAGTTACCGCAATCGTCTTTCATGGTTAAGTCAACAGGTAAGCCCGCAGGGGTGAAAGCAATTGTTTTAGAATAATTGCTACCCGCTACTGGTGTAATACCCGCGTTCCATTCTGCCATGTTAAACGATAGCCATTGCATCGCGCCAGCTGTCGTAGCTAAGTTCTTTAGCTGTGAACCTTGAGCCGCTGCCAAACGTGCATCGTAAGCAAAGCCGAAACCGTTTTGTTGCGAAATCGCTAACAAGTCGATACCGAATTGCGTGCAGCAACCTGCTTGTACCGCGTTAGCATAACGCTGCATTTCAGCACCGCCAAATACAACAGGCGCGCCCGGATAGTTAGCCATGCGTGTAGCTTGCAAGATGTCAGCTAAAGCAAATTCGTTCAATGCTTGCCCTCCCGTTTGACGGGTTGCAATGCGTAAACAGTCACCCGATACGGTGTAATAACCGCTAACCTCAGTACCCCACGACCCGATAGCGGCAACGGCTTGAGTAGCGGCGGCGCTTGCTACCTTACGGTCCATTACGTCCATTAAGCGCATGATTGATTCCAATACGTAACGGCTGTTTTCTTGGCAATGACGGGCGATAGCATCAGCCGCAATCAATTGCTCAGCGATATACGTGTCGGTTGTTTCAAGCGTGTACGTGGTGGTCGAATCGCCGTAAGTGTTGGTAGCGGTACAAGTAAGGATATTACCGCCCTCTTCTACTTCCGTTTCGGGTAGGCGCTGAATCCAACGAGCCTCAACCGTCTTTAGCTTACCGCGACCGGGCGATACTTCCTGACGAATTAATTTTACGTTTTCAGGTGAATTAAGAAACTCGAGGAACGGTAGCTGTTCGCGCTGACCTACTTCGATAAAAAGCTCCGAAAGGCTCATTTGCACATTCGGGCATTCGGATAAAATGCGAGAAATTGACATTTTGTTTTTAGGTTTTAGAGTTTGTGCTTGCACTTAAAAAGGCGGCAAACATTCACGCCTAAAAATAATTTGTCATTTGAGCGCTGTAAATTTACGAAATGTTTTTGTAATTAAAAAAGTCGTTTTATATTTGCTCTCGAAACAATCGGGCGGTTGATTCGTATAAAAGATATTGATTCCTTTTACGGTTTCCTAATACCTCGAACAGCCCGCCCGCAGTTTCGGGGTTTTTTTATGCCCAGCCCGTTCGAGCTATTGACGGGATTAGTCGCAGACCTTTGGTTAGGTTAGGCTAAATGCGGAGGCGAGGCAAAGCAAGTATAACATCAAAACACAATACTTTTAAATCTATTGTCATGGGCTGTCAAACACCTTCCCGAATAGAGCCAAACTGTAAGCGAACGATTCTCAATGAGGATACTTAAAATTGGTAAGGCGTTTCTAATTCTCTCATCGGGGGTAGGGGGTTAGAAACACCTTTACTTACCCTCTGTTTCACTCACTCAAACTCATAAGGATACTTTGAATTTAAATAAAAAAAAAGCCGCGTGTTAGGCGGCTCTTAAATTGCTTTTAAAGATTACAGGCGAGTGTATAAGCCTGTTACCTGAGTGAATATAGATTGTAACATATCGTTATAAACGTTTTCGAATTTTGCTTTTGTTTTGATGTTAAACTCTTTATCGAAGGTGTAAAAGTGTACATCGTAAAGGTCTAACGAATTAAGCTCGATGCTTAGTTGTTTTGCTTGTACTTTGTTTCTGCGTAGTGTCATGCGCAAACCGTTGTTAGTTGCGATGAAGTTAAAAGAGCCAGTCATTACCGCGAATTTGTTACCGCCTAATTGCTCGAGAATTTGTGTTGCTGTGTTCATAGTGTGAATGTTTAAATGTTTAACGATGACAAATATATAACCTTATTTTGAATTAGCAAACTTATTCATAAAAAAAGTCAAATTATTTTTATTTGCTTATATAACACGCTGAGAATAAAGCATAAAAAAAGGACTGGAAGCGAACCCAGCCCTTTCTAATTACCCTAAAAGTAATCACGTTATGAACGTAGCTAAGATACTACGGTAAATCGATTTTTCCAAAAAAAGGTTTATCGCTTACCGACCTTCGCCCCTCGCAGCTCCATAATTGACGCGCCCACCAATTAGCCGAACCTTTCGGCGAAGGGATGCCAGCACTACGAGCGCAGTAAGAATTACCCGCATCCGTGCCGGGGTTAATCCGATACCCCGAAGCGCCAAAATGAATCTCGTTACCTTCATTATCTACGGCTTTGTATTTCTTACCCTCACGCTCCGAACTGGTAACGTTGTAACCTTCATACTGTGGCATAGTTGCTCTGAGTTAGTTTGTTTTCTAAATATGCTAAAACAACCTCAATAGCTTTGGTTAGCTGCGATGGTTCGAGCATTTCACTATTCAAACCTTGCCGCCACTCAGCATGGTGCTTTAAAACTTTATAGGCTTGCTTGATTGTCATTTCACAAAGAAACGAGGGTTAACACCTTTAACACGTTTGTCGGCTTGCGTTTCGATTGCAGGGATTAACGGCTGCCCTGCGCGGCTCATAGGCTTACCCGCGTGTGGGTTCTTTTGAATTATACCCGCCGCCGTTGCTTCGGCTATCAATACATCGTTAACACCTAAAAACGCGCCCGCCTTATCTTTAGATTTTAAGCGTTCGCCCGTCTTACGGTCTTTAACTATTGCGCTGCCATCATCCTCTAAATCGATTACAAACTTTTCGTTAATCGCAGATTTAAAGCCTTTAATCGTGTACTCGTTTACGGTCGGGTCTAACTTCAATGCACCCAGTTCACGCTCAAATACGCTGCTAACCTTAATCGCTTTTTGTTCTTCGGCGGCTTGTGTTTTGTAGCTTTCGAATTGCGTTAACGCCTCTTGCCTTGCTTGCTCAACTTCGCTGTATTTACGCTCAAGTTGCTTATGTTTCTTTTCCCACTCAGCTACTAACTCAGCCGCGCCGTTACCCGTTGCTTTTTTCTCCCATTCTTCGCGTTGCTTTTCGTATTCGGTTTTAGCGCGTTCGGCTGCGTTGCGAATTACGTCTAAGCTCTTTTGCTCCTTAAAATCGTCTTCGGTTAGCGTAACACCAAAAGGCTCGAAGGCGCGTTTAACTACGTTAGCGATAGAGCCGTTAAGTTTACCCAGCGTTGCGGCGTGTTCTTTTTGGTCTATCCAATTTTGCTGAAATTTCTCCTTCGCTGTTTCGAGGTTTTCGGCTTCGTCGAGGTTTAGGAACTTCACTAACTCCAACGCT